TGGAAAACAAGAAATTTGAACAATTAATCGATCTCATTATTAATGAAGACGAAGAACAGGCGAAAGAACTGTTTCACAACATCGTTGTAGAAAAATCAAAAGAAATCTATGAGTCTATCATGGAAGACGAAATGAAAGACAGTGATGACTTAGAAGAAGGCATGGGCGGTCAAGTTGGTGATCTTGCTGACGAAGTCCAAGCAGAAGAATCAGGAGTTGCTGAAGATGCTGAAGAAGAAATTGATATAGATTCAGAAGAAGTTTTCGACATCGAAGGTGATGATGATGTAGATGCTACTTTAGACATCGAAGCAAATTCATCTGAAGAAGTAGAAGATGCAGTTGTAAGAATTGAAGACAAACTCGACACATTATTAGACGAGTTTGAAGCAATCATGGCAGACGAAGACGAATTAAAAGGCCGTGATGATGAGATGGATGCAGACTTGCATGACATCGAAGACGAAATAAAAGACCAAGAAGTAGACGTAGACGTTTCTGTTGATGACGAAGAAGTAGTTGCTGAAGCAATTAATCTTCCTAAAGTCACAGCAAAGATGGGAGACAACGGTGAAAACACTAAGTCCCCTGTAGACGCAAATTCAGGTCAAAAAGGAATGGATTCACACCCAGTCGATTTCGACAAAGGTAGTGATGAAAAAGGACGCCCTGCTCCGACTGCTAAAGACGTAGAAGGTGCTTCTTCATTCCAAAACGTACCTGGAAACAACAAAGGACCTAAATTAAGTCCTGCTCCAAAGCCCGTGACATCACAGGGTGAAGGTACAAATACTAAATCTGTAATAGATTAAGGACTGATACAAATGGCTTTGTATCTTAAAGAACACTTATCATTCGACCGTGCCGAAATGATGGTCGAATCGGTAAAAGAAGGTGATTCTAATTTGAAGACTCTTTATATGAAGGGTATCTTCATTCAGGGAGGGGTAAAAAACGCCAATGAACGTGTTTACCCCGTTTCTGAAATCAAAGACGCCGTAGACACACTCAACGAACAAATACAAGAAGGTAATTCTGTATTAGGTGAAGTGGATCATCCTGATGATTTAAAAATTAATTTAGATCGTGTTTCACATATGATTACTAATATGTGGATGGATGGACCTAATGGCTACGGCAAATTAAAGATTTTACCAACTCCGATGGGTCAGTTAGTTCAGACCATGTTAGAGTCAGGGGTAAAACTCGGAGTATCTAGTAGAGGTAGCGGAAACGTTAACGATTTAGATGGCCGTGTAAGTGATTTTGAAATAATCACAGTAGATATTGTTGCTCAACCAAGTGCACCAAATGCTTATCCTAAAGCAATATACGAAGGTCTGATGAATATGACCAACGGACATAAAGTTTTAGAAGTAGCACGAGAAGCGAGAGGCAATAAACAAGTAGAACGTTATTTGAAAGATGAGGTAACTCGTCTTATCAAAGACTTAAAAATCTAAATAGAGGGGAAATCAGCATGTTAGATGCTATCAAACCATTAATTGATTCAGGTCTTATTAACGAAGATGTTGCAAGTGAATTAGAAAGTACTTGGAGCACTAAGTTAAACGAGGCTAAAGATCAAGTCCGCGGCGAACTCAGAAATGAATTTGCACAACGATATGAACATGACAGAAGTGTCATGGTAGAGGCCCTTGACAAGATGGTAACGGAATCTCTAAGTGAAGAAATAAAAGACTTCCACGATGAGAAGAAGGCTATTAACGAAGATCGTGTAAAAGCGAAATTGAAACTTAAAGAAAGTGCAGGTAAATTTAATAACTTTATGGTAACTAAGTTAGCAGAAGAAATTAAAGAACTACGTACTGATCGTAAGATTCAGTTGGAAAACCAAGATAAACTTCAAAAGTTTATCACTCATGCATTGGCTAGAGAGATCAAAGAATTTGCTCAGGATAGACAAGCAGTGGTTGAACAACGAGTTAAGTTAGTTGCAGAAGGTCGTGCTAAACTTGAAGAACTTAAAGCGAGATTCGTCTCTGAGAGTTCTAAAAGAGTTAGTGCTTCAGTTGCAACACATCTTAAAGGTGAACTATCACAACTTAAAGAAGATATTAAAATCGCTAGGGAGAATAACTTCGGTCGTAAGATATTTGAAACATTCGCAGGTGAATTCAGCACAACTTATCTAAATGATAAGGCTGAAACACGTAAGATCGTTTCTGTATTGAATGATAAAGAACAAGAACTAGCAGAATCAAAGGTCGAACTTGCGAAAGCAAATCAGATCATTGAATCAAAGGAACGTGAAGTTAACATTATTAAAGAATCTACTCAGCGTGAAAAAGAAATGGTTAAATTAACTGCTTCTTTGAACAAAGAGAAGGCTCAAGTAATGCGATCTTTACTTGAAAGCGTTCAGACGCCAAAGCTGAAGAACGCATTTGACAAGTATTTACCAGCAGTATTAAATGAAGGAAGTGAAAAGAAATCTGAAAAGAAATCTTTAACTGAATCTGTTTCAACTGTACAAACCGGTAATAAATCTGCCAAGAAAGAACAGCATGTCGAAGATGAATCCGATGCAAGTAGCAACGTGATTGATCTGAAACGTCTGGCAGGGCTTTAATTTAAACTAGACATAGATTAGGAGAAATAACAATGTCAAAAGTACTCTTAGAAAGTCGTTGGGGCGAAACCAAAGAAGCTCTGTTAGAAGGCTTAAAAGGCAATCGCCGATCAACAATGGGTGTCGTCCTTGAAAACACTCGCAAAGGACTCTTAAATGAGACTGCTACAGCAGGTAGCACCGGAGCAGGAAATATAGCAACACTTAACCGTGTAATCTTACCAGTAATCAGAAGGGTTATGCCTACTGTTATTGCTAACGAACTAGTCGGCGTTCAGCCAATGACTGGTCCTGTTGGACAGATTCACACATTGCGTGTTCGTTATGCTCAGTCATTGACTGACAACTCGGCTGCCGCTACATCAGTAACAGCAGGCGAAGAAGCATTATCACCATTCAAAATTGCACAAGCATACTCACGTACTGCTAGTGGAACAGCGACAACCAATTCATATACAGGTGGAGACACAGCAGTATTAGAAGGTAACGGTGGTAAACAAATCAGTGTGCAAATCTTAAGACAAGCGGTTGAAGCGAAGTCACGTAAGTTACAAGCACGTTGGACATTTGAAGCCGCTCAGGACGCACAGTCTCAGCACGGCATCGATGTTGAAGCAGAGATTATGGCTGCTTTAGCACAAGAAATCACTGCTGAAATCGATCAGGAGATTTTACTATCTCTTAGAACGTTAGCGGCAACTGAGTTCACTTATAATCAGGCTGCGGTATCTGGTACTGCTACTTACGTTGGTGATGAACATGCGGCACTTGCTGTATTAATCAACAGAGTTGCAAACTTGATCGCACAAAGAACACGTAGAGGCGCAGGTAACTGGGCTGTTGTGAGTTCTGCGGCCTTAACTGTATTACAATCTGCAACTACATCAGCATTTGCACGTACAACTGAAGGTACTTTTGAAGCACCTACTAACACTAAGTTTGTTGGTACGTTGAACGGCGCTATGCGTGTTTTCGTTGA